CGGTCGGAATACCACGGGTGTTTGCCGTTTTGTAAAAAGCCGTAGAGCACCGGCTCATGCTGCCACTGGTAATCGGAACGACCGAGCACGAGGCTGTTCTTTACCCAGATGCACACACCGGCGAGATGGAAGCCTGCGTCAATGAATGCCTTTCGGAAAGTCAGTCCTTCGGTATCCGCGTGGAAGCAGTAAGCGGCTCCGCCTTTTTCAAGATGGTCGGCCATGTTCTTAAAGGCTGCCAGCAGGAATTTATAAAATTCCTCACCCTTGAGGGAATCGTTCTGGATTGTGAGACCGTCCGAGGCTTTGAAGGAAACGCCATACGGAGGATCGGTCAGGACAAGGTTTGCTTTCTTGCCGTCCATGAGCTTTTCCACGTCCTCCGGAGAGGTGGCATCGCCGCACATCACGCGGTGCTTTCCGACCGTCCAGATGTCGCCGGGCTCCACAAAGGAAGCCTTCTCCAAAGCAGCAGTCAGGTCAAAGTCATCATCGGCGATATCTTTTTCATTTCCGGTGCCGAGCAGCTTATCCAGCTCACCGGCATCAAAGCCGAGGAGCGAGAGGTCAAAGGACTGATCCTGCAGGTCAGATAATTCGACCGACAGCATTTCCTCGTCCCAGCCTGCGTTAAGCGCCAGCTGATTGTCCGCAAGGATATACGCACGCTTTTGTGCTTCCGTCAGGTTCTCGGCAAAGACGCAGGGCACGGTTTCATATCCTTCCTCGCGGGCAGCCGTAATGCGACCGTGGCCGACGAGGATGTTGTAGTCCGCATCAATGACCGCAGGACTCACAAAGCCGAACTCCCTGAGAGAAGCCCGGAGCTGTGCAATCTGTTCTTTACTATGCGTCCGGGCATTCCGGGCGTAGGGCACCAGCTTATCAATAGGTACCTGTTCCAATTTCTGTGTGTTCATTTACATATTCCTCCTGCTTCGAAGCAGCTGTTCCATCACGCTGTCCTGCGGGCTTCCCTCAAAGGGCTCGGTGCAGTTCTGCTTCACAATGTCGTAAATCTCATACCAGAGCAGGTTGGCCTGCTTCTGAAAGTTCATCAAAAGCTGTGTAAAAGGGCTCGCAATCGCAGCGCCGGTGGTCGGATGTTTTCCGAGCATGCCGTATTTGCTGACCGCCTCAGAGCACTGGATGTACCGGGCAAAGGCCTCGGAGTAGCTTTCGAGCAGGCGCTTGTTTACCAGACGCTCGCAGCCGCGTTCTTTGAGCCACAGCCATGTTTCCTTATAGATTTCATCTGCGCCGAGCGGCTTGCCGTCCTTCTGTTGGGCGGAGAGGTAGTCGTCCGGGTTTGGCATATCCATGCCTTCAAGCTCCACGCCGTCACCGATGTCATCAACATCGAAGTCGGTCAGGTCATCTGTGAAGTCCGGCAGCTCCATGCGCTTTGCAGGTGCGCCTTTCATGATTTTGTCGGCGAGGGCGTCCGGCTTTGAGCCAGCTTTGACACGCCGCCCGCCGCGATAGGTTCCGTCTTTCGCCATGTCTATCACTTCCATTTCTGTGGTGCAGGGTTTAATACCCTGTTTGAATTGCAATTTTTGCGTAAAAGACCCCGCGCCGTTTTCCGGGAAAACAGGTCGTAGAGATTTCACCCGCCCTACCGGTCGCCGCGCTCGTGGTGAATCTTCTCGTGGCACGAACGACAAAGGCTCATGAGATTGGACTCCTCGTTCGTTCCTCCGTCAGCAAGAGGAATGATGTGGTGGACTTCCTCGACCGCGACGTAGCGTCCGGCCTTTAAGCACTGCTCACAGAGCGGGTGCTTGTGGACATACCTGTCACGGATTCGTTTCCAAGCTCTGCCGTAGCGTTTGCCGGGAGAGTAGCCGCGCTGGAACTTCTCGTAGTGTTGTTCCATCACCTTGGCGTGCTCCTCGCAGTAAGCACCGTCGGTCAGGTTCGGGCAGCCGGGAAAGCGGCACGGTCGTTTTGGTTTCCTTGGCATAAGCCGCGCCTCCTTTCGGGCAAAGAAAAAGCCCTGCAGGATAATCCCACAAGGCTTGGTGGCTGCGCGTGCAGCCGTTTCTTTATTCTGTTTCGCTGATTATATACTATCATAAGTGGCAGGTGGGCATCTTAGGACAAATATGGACATTTCGGGCGCATTTCATATTTCGATAGGATTTTCAGGGAGAGATGCATGCAGCAGTGCGTTTCCGTGCCAGCGCCGGATGGTGCGGGCATCTGCACAAAGCTCGGTGCCGATCTGCTCCCATGTATAGTTGTGGATGTAACGGTACTTCAAAACCATGCGCTCGTCGGTGTCCGGAACTGCCTCGATCACTTCCCGGATCTGCTTTTTCAGGTCGGAAAGCATCTCAAGCTCCCGTGCAATTCTTTGTTCCAAGTCCCAGAGCTTTTCAAGCGTCCGGGCAAAGGGAGCCTCGGTGTTCCTTGAAGTCTGCACCCGGTCTTTATCATATTGGATAGCCGACACGCTGCCCGCCATCTCACGAAGGTTCTGGGCTTCCATCGTATCGGACTTGATTCTCTGATCAAGGCGGTAGGCCTGATGGAGATATTCTTTTACTGTCATTTAGGCTTAGCCTCCTCTCGTAGTTTTGTGATTAGGTACTCGCCGTCCACGCTCGTTAGGGTCTTGTACCAGCCGGAGCGGAAGAAGCGCTCGCATTCCAGCGCGTCTGCCATCGCGGCCTTGTTGCCGGACTTCTTTTTCAGGCGCTTCAGGGCGTTGCGGTAATCCTTCACGGCCTGCAGCACGATTGCGTTTGCGAGATTTTCATAAGGATCGCTCATCACACCACCTCGGCTTTGACCGCGTCGATCAGTGCCGACTGTGTCAGTTCTTTCTTGGTGAGTGCCCGCATGATCCGCTCATCAATGGTGCCCTTTGTGATGATGTGCTGGATCACCACGGTATGGGACTCTTGGCCTTGCCTCCAGAGGCGGGCGTTGGTCTGCTGGTAGAGTTCCAGCGACCATGTGAGCCCGAACCATACAAGGGTGGAGCCTCCGGCCTGAAGGTTTAGGCCATGACCGGCAGAGGCCGGATGTATGACTGCTACAGGAATCTTTCCCGCATTCCAGTCAGCGATATCGCGGCTTGTCTTGATCTCCCGAACATTGAAGCGGTTCTTTATGCGGGATAAGTCGTGCCGGAACCAGTAGGCTACAAGGAGCGGTTTTTCATTGGCGGCCTCGATAATATCCTCCAAAGCGTCCAGCTTTCTGTCGTGAAACTCGATGATTTCTCCGGTATCCGCATAAATCGCACCATTGGCCAGCTGGGAGAGCTTCCCGGTGAGGGATGCTGCATTGGCAGCGGTGACTTCGCCGTCTGGGAGCTGCAGGATGAACTCCTGCTTCAAATCCTCGTAGCGGTCACGCTCCGATTCCGAAAGCTGCACCTCATAGGCCGTGGATACCAGCTCCGGCATCTTTAAGTGGTCGGTCGATTTCATGGAAATCGTGATATCCGAGATTTTCCGGTAAATCGCGTCCTCCGCATAGAGCAGCGGCTTGTAGGAGTAGATGATCTCGCCGTTTCGCTTGTCCGGCATGAAGTAATTTGTCCGGTATTGTGTGATGAAGCGTCCGAGGCGCTCACCCATATCCAGCACTTTGAACTCTGCCCACAGATCCATGAGACCGTTGGAGGAAGGTGTGCCGGTGAGGCCGATAATGCGATGGAGTCTGGGTCTAACCTTCATCAGAGACTTGAAGCGCTTTGACTTGTGGTTTTTGAAGGACGATAGCTCGTCGATAATCACCATATCGTAGTCAAAGGGAAAGCCGGACTCGTCAATGAGCCACTGCAGGTTTTCGCGGTTGATGATCGTGATGTCCGCTTGCTGCATAAGTGCTGCTTTTCGCTCCTTGGCAGTCCCGACTGCGACCGAAAAGGTTAGACCCGCAAGGTGACTCCATTTCTGGATTTCCGAAGGCCAAGTATCACGGGCGACTCGTAAGGGAGCGACCACCAGAACGCGCCGTACCTCGAAGCTGTCAAACAAGAGATCATATACAGCAGTCAGGGAGATCACCGTTTTGCCAAGTCCCATATCTAAAAGGACAGCGGCCACGGGATGCTTTTCGATGTAGCGGATGGCATAGTCCTGATAATCATGTGGCGTGAAGTTCATCAAGCATCCCTCCAATCTGTGAGATATCGTCAATGACGTAAACCTTGAATCCCAGCTCCCGAAGAAGTCGGTGTCTTGCCAGCTGGAGCGGGCGCGGTTTCTTTCCCGGAGCCTTTAGCTCCGCAAAAGCCATAACACCTCCCGGAAGAAGGACAAGCCTGTCCGGCATCCCGTCAAAGCCCGGAGAGACGAACTTGGGCGCGATGCCTCCCATTGATTTCACTGCATTTATCAGCTTTTTCTCAATTGTCTTTTCATCTATTTTCATTTCCATTCATCTCCTTTGAGTGGACAAGGTGGAACAAGCGGACAGCTTTTTCCTATATTTATCTACGCGGGTGTGCGCAGGTGCCTGTGTGGCCTCCTTTTTCTGTTTTGCCGGATTAAATAAAGGGAAAAAGTTGTCCTTGTCCACGAGGTTGTCCACCTATGTTGTGCGTTCGTACAATCGCTGACGTCCGTAAAGAGGCTGGGAAGCCCTGCGATTGGTACGCTTCCAGCCGTCCACCTGTGTCATAAGTGCCGCGATGGCATAAGAGTCGGTGGGCTTTAAGTCAGCGATATTCCTTCCGAAGCATTCACACCAGATTTCCGCATTGCTGACCTCGGTGCGTTCCACGGTGCCGGAATCAGATGTGATGTCATCACCGTCAAGGAAATTCCGACGCTGGTAGAGATCCATCTCAGACCAGTTTTCCGGCAGGAGCTTTGACAGGTACTGTTCCACGAGGCCTTGGCGCTCGTCTGTTTCCATAGCGCTTCTCTGGGCTTCTTCAGCTTCCGCAAGAAGGTCACCTTCGAGATACAGCTTTTCGCCTTGCTCGTAGTAATACTTGGCCTCCGCCCATATCTGGTCACGTTCTTCGGGCGTGATTTTCCAGCGCACGGCATTTTCCGTCTGGCGACATTTCACAATCCAGAAGCGCCGGTTTCCGGTGATATCACGGAGGTATCCATGCTCGCCGTTGACCGTAGCGACCACAACACACTGCCTCGGATGACTTTCGACCACCTTGCCGTAGCTGGGACGGTACTTATCATCTGAAGTGGAGAGGAAGGACTTGACCTTCTCGATGTCGGCCTTTTTCATTCCGGCCAGTTCGCCGATTTCAATGATCCAGAAGCCCTGCAGCTTTTCCGCACCGGACTTGTCGTCCATGTCAGTAAGCGAAAGGGCGTCGGAGAAATATTCATCACCGGCAAGAGACTTCCACATGGTGCTCTTGCCGATACCCTGTGCGCCGTCAAGGACGGGAACGGTATCGAACTTGGTGCCGGGATGGTAGATGCGGGTCACGGCGGCCACTAAGGTTTTTCTGGTGACTGCCCGGACATACTTCGTGTCATCTGCCTGCAGGCAGCGGATAAAGAGCTCGTCCACGCGAGGCACCTGATCCCATTTCGGCAGGTCGTTTAAGTAGTTCCTCACGGGATGGAACCGGCGGTCGTCTGCCACTTTCGTAAAGCTGACATTGTGGTTTCTGTCAGAGAAGCAGACATAGCGGATGTCGATCAGGGCTTTCAGCTGCGCCGTATCGGCATCGCGCCAGAACTTATTGTCAGCGGGACGATCCCAAGGAACATCGCCGATCACCTGTATGCGGTTGGCCATCTCGTTATAGGCAAAGCCCTGACAATCCGGATCGTTATTCAAGATCAGCATCTCGTTCCAGACGCTGTTCTGAAGGACGGTGCTGCGGGACTGATATTGGAGCTTGGCTTTCCAGTCATCATCGGAGCCGTCGTCTGTAGCGGCAAACTCCTCACCGGCCTGCGCCTGCTTCTCCGAAAGCAGCAGGATTTTCACCTTGTCGCAGCCGGAGGCAAAGTCCATCATGGCCTTATAGGACGGCATCTTCGACGAGGTTGACTCATCCAGCACATCCTTGTCCAGATCGCTGAAGCGGTGGACGCGGACAAGGTCAAAAGCATTCAGGAGCTTTTTGCAGGCAGGGTCTGAGGAGTGATGCGAATACAAAAACTTATCTCCGTAGGAAACGGCACCGGCGGGACTGTCCGCAGGGATATAGTCGTAGCGGTTCTCGTCATCGGTCGGAGCATATACATCGGAGAGGAACTCCGGGATTACCTCCGAGATCGGATAAGCCCGGCAGAACGCACCGATGATTCCCGGCTTGGCAAGAGGATCAGCCTGCTTGCTGGCACCGTGATCTTCCACGCAGGACTCACGGGAGGATACCGGCCATGTGCTGGAGTCCTGCCAGTCATCGTATTTGGCAAGGTAGGCATCCGGGTCTAAGGCGTCGCCGTCCTTTTCCTTGAATACATACTCGCCGTTGACGGAAGTGGAAGGCCAGTACATGAGGCGGTTGGCCTCATAGGTGCTGTCGTCGAACATATCAATGCCGACTTCCTTGGCGAACATTCTGGCGACTGGCTCATATTCGGGCTCGCTGATCTCGCGGGTGAGCGGGATTACCAGACGGAGCCTCGGATTTTCCGGTGTATGCTTATGCGTCGAGTGGCACAGGCACTGGTACGGGATTTTGCTGATGGTGGTATCCCACACATCCGGCTCGCCGTAGTCCATGTCGAGAGTCAGCATGGAGCGGCAAAGCACATATCCCTTTTTACGGCGACCGTTCCGAAGATGCCCGCCCACGAAACCGCCGATGTCTTTGATGTCTGCCTGCTGGGCTTTGGACATCTTGCGGTATTCCTCAATGGTCTCCGTGGTGCGGACGGTGTTCTGGAATCTGGCCTTTAAGGCATCCATCGAAGTGTCGCCGTTTTTCCATTTGATAGCCTTGCGGCTATTGGCGGTGGCGTATTTCATCAGTCGTACACCTCCTGCGATTCATCTTCGAGCACCTTCGTGATGAACTTCAGCGCCCGGATCATGGTTTCCAGCTCACAGTCGCCGCCGAGGGTAACCTCAAACTCGCTGCCGCCATAGCTGTCGGTGTGAGAACGGATATTTATATCTGTGCTGGCCAGATCCTTGATGCGGAAATAGGTGCGGCTGCCGTGGCCGGAGTCACCTCCCTGAAAACCGTTCGTACCGGCTTCGACCTGCAGGATGTTGCAGCTGATAACCTCACGGGTGTAAGTTGTGATTTCGGTGCCGTCTTCGAGTTTTCTACGTCTTTCTGTTACTTCATACATGGTGTTAGACCTCCTGACATTCTTCTGTGAAATAGCGCAAGTGGTAGCCTTTCCACTTGGCACGTTTGATTTCTGTTTCCATCCCGGATGAGATGCGGCTTCCGAACACCCAGACCTCTGCGCACTTGCTCATAAGCGCATTCCCGAAGAAGAGACCGAGCTCGCGCTCCGATGGGTCATCGTCGTTCAGGAACTGCGGGTACAAAAGGTGCGGAGCGATGGGAATGAAGCCCTTGTCCACGGCAAAGCGGCAGTAGCGTCTCGCCGCAGCCACGTTTCCCTCCACATCTCCGGAATAGGGAGAGCAGATGTAGACGATAGGCCTAAAGGCACGCAGGAACTGCTTCTCATTGGCGGCAATCCGACAGATCGCCTCACCGGCAGTCGGGTCAGGATAGCCTTCGCTGTTTCGATAATCGTTACTCAAACCTTGAGTCCTCCTTTCCGGGCAGACTTAAAAGGCGTCCACCTCTAATTTCCACTGGAGATGAACGCCTGATTTGAGCGGACGATATTTAATCTTTTTTGTAGAAGGGCGTGGTGTACCCGTCTGCCCTAAGCTGCAAGCCGCGAGCCCACGGCGGTGTCCTGCCCATCTGCTCACAGAGAACATCAAGGGACATGTGAGGATCAGCCTCAATGACCAGCTCGTCGTGGATATGCATGACGATTTCGCAGTTCCTAAGCGTCTTCATGGCATAGCAGAGAATGTCACGGCTGGTCGCCTGCACGATGTTTTCCACAAATTTCGGGCCGTATGAGTCGAGCCGTTCCCACTTTTTCGTGGCTCCGACGCCTTCATAGGTGATACACTCGCCGCCGAACTTGTTTGTGCCGACCTTGGGCTTTACATAGGCGAGGTTTCTGCCGGATGGCAGCGTGATAAAGAGCATCCCGGAGCGGCAGGAAAAGGTCAGCCCGTAGGACGAGGTCGTGTGCTTATGCTTTACGGCCTCCATGACCGCCCGGTCGACATCCCACCAGAATTTTACGATGTGCGGATTGGTCTGCCGCCAAGCATCCACCAGCGGAGGAAGCTCGTCTTCGGACAAGCCCATCTCGATAGCACCCATCGCCTTTAATGCACCGACCGAGCCGCCGTAGCCGAGCGCGAGTTCTGCGATCTTACCTTTTTGCCGCAGGTGGCCGTTGACGCCGTGCTTCTCAACCGGGACATGAAACATCTGGGACGCGCTGGCGCAGTATATGTCGCCGCCGTCTGCAAAGACCTTCTGCCGCCACATCTCACCGGCATACCAAGCGATCACGCGGGCTTCGATGGCAGAAAAGTCCGAAACATAAAGCTGCGTGCCGTCCTTCGGAATAAATGCTGTCCGGATAAGCTGCGAGAGCGTGTCCGGCACATCTTCGTACAGGAGCTTCACGGCATCGAAGTCTCCGGATTTAACAAGGGCGCGGGCATCGGCCAGATCCTCCAGATGGTTCTGAGGGAGGTTTTGCAATTGGATCAGCCTGCCTGCCCATCGACCGGTGCGGTTGGCTCCGTAAAACATGAACATGCCGCGAGCCCGGCCATCATCGCAGACCGCCCGTTCCATCGTCTGATATTTCTTGACGGAGGATTTGGCAAGCTGCTGGCGGAGCTCCAGAACAGTCTGAAGTTCAGAGGGAGCGGTCTTTATGAGTTCGGCCACGACCTTCTTTCCAAGACTGTCGGTTTCGAGGCCGTTGTCAGAGAGCCACTGCTTCATTTGCTGGACGGAGTTGGGATTGTCGAGCTCCGTAATATCCTTCATGGCCGTGGTCAGTTCTGTCCGGGAGCGGGTGTCCATCTCGATTGCCTTTGCCACCAGATCCATATCAAGGCGCACGCCACGGTCGTTGATTTCCTGATCGATTCGATATTCATCCCAGACGAAGTCCGGTACCGGGAAATTCGTAAGGCGCTGCTGAATCGCCATCTCGACCTCGACGTCCCGCTTGTTATATGCTTTGAAGGTTTCCCACTTTTCAGGATCATGGAAGGGCATGTTCCGGGTGCGGCCTCCGTTGGCTTTGGTAGGAGCGCAAGGCACGGAGAAGTATTTGATGAGCGCCTTGCCCTCGTCCATCTTTTGATCTTCGAGCTTTAACACCTGACCGACGCCTTTTAATGAAAGCGGCAGTCCCATCGTGGCTGCCCAGACCATAGAGCAGCGCCAGCCTTCCGGATTCAGAAACCGGGCGCACTCCGTGGAGAGAGGGTGGTTATCATGGAAGGGATCAAGGCTCACGCCAAGATCGGAAAGATACCGGGACAGGCAGACTCGTTCAAAGTTCGCATTGAAAGCCCATTTTGTCACCTCATCGTCTGTCAGGGCATCGATGATTTCCTGCGGGATATGTTCTCCCTGTGCAAGGTCAATGACCTGCACCTTGCCGCCATCGACCGCATAACCGAAAAGCAGAATTTCAAAGTTCGGAGACTCCGCGTATTTGTAAACGCCGCACTTATTCAGGTCGATGTCGGAGAAGGTTTCTATATCTATACTGATGTTTTTCAATCGGATCACCTCAATTCAAACAGGCGGCCTAAGATCGCTCCTAAGCCGCCTGCCGTCAGTTATTTGTCTAAGGCTTGCATGCGCTTTTCGTGGTATTCGAGGTCGCGGGCGGCCTGTTCTTTTTCACGCTGTTCACGTTCTGCCTCTCGCTTGTCGCGTTTGCGATCATTGAAGAGGGTCTGGACTGCGACTGCCGCCCATACAAGGATGAGCACGCAGAAGCAGCCGACGAGAATGTTGCAGAGGACTGTGGAGATCATTACTTCGTTCATAGTCGCACCTCCATCAGTTCAGGAAATCTTCGTCGTCATCGGTAGCGAAGTCAGACTCTGCGCTGGCCTTGCCGCCGAGAGGCTCACCGTCACGGATCTTCTGCAGGTTGTTGAGCCCGCAGGCGATACCCTTGTTGCCAGAGCTGTTGAAGGCGTAGAAGGTGATGCTGGCTCTGCCGTACACTCCGGAGTACACCTCGGAGCGTGTCAGGATCGGGTTCAGATCTGCGTCCACGATGCCGGGAGCAGAGGTGGCGTTGGCATTGACGAAGTAGGAGTTCTTGTAAGCCTCGTCGTCCGGGCGCTCTGCGTCTCCGTCACGAAGAGGAGTCTTCAGAACGGAAAGAGCCGGTACAGACTTGCCGTTGCCCTTGAGCTTGGCCTCGCCCTCCTTGTAGGCAGCTTCGATGGCGTCCTTGATCTTGGCGATGGTCTTGGTATCGGACTTCGGGATGATGAGGCTCACGCTGTACTTGGGTGTGCCGCCGTTCACGGACTTGGGCTCCCAGACGTTTGCGTAGCTCCAGCGGGTGTCGACACCGGTGATAACCTTCATGGGATTGCTGATTTTTACATTCTTACTCATTGTCGTTTTCCTCCATAAAATCATTTTTTGCTGTATTCATGGCCGGGCGCTTATCGGACTCCGGCACAAGAGTGGGTTTGCCCTGCGGCTTTTCGATGTAGGCCGTCAGGAGTTCATCAAAACGGGACTTGCCGAGGAGCTTCTGCATGGCGGTGATGCCGAGCAGCTTCTTCTCATACGGGTCAAAGCCCGCTTTCTCGACCGCATCGATAACTGCGGCCTCGTTGCTGTATCTGCGGTTGGCTCTGCCCTCGACGAGCTTGAAGCCAGACCATTCCTTCCCGGAGAGTGCCTGCTGGAGAGCATATTCCTTGATGTCGGAAGCCCAGCTGACCAGCTCGTCCACTTTTCCGAGAATGACCTCAATCTCCGTATCTGTAAGCAGAGGCGGGAGTTTGAAGTCGTGCTGTGCGAGCTTTAAGTTTGCTTCGGCTCTGGCACGGCACTCGTTCTTGGCTTTGCAGAATCCGCACCATTCGCCGCACAGGAAATTTCCGTCACCGGCAAAGGCAAGCTCTGCGGTGGGCTTTAAGACTTCATCCGCCCAGCGGTACAAATCTTCCTTGCTGATCTCGTAGGTGCTGACGTTCTGGCGTCTCGGCTGATAGATGGTCATGGAAACCTTGTCGATGTCGTAAAGCGCATCGAAAAGTTCCAAAGCGCCAAGGCTGTAACACTGCATCTGCGGATTTTCCTCTGCGGAGACCAGAACGCCAAGGCCGTGCTTGTAGTCGATCACTCGGAGCGTGCCGTCTGCGATGATGATGCAGTCGGCGGTGCCGAAGCCCTGTTCTACCCAGCGAGAGAAGTCCACACGCTGCTCGATCAGGACGACCGGGTCAGCGCAGGTTTCCTTGGCGGCTTCAACCTGCTCCAGCACATATTCGGCATAGCCGCTGGTGCAGTCCTCCATCTCCTCGGAATACCACTTGAGGCTTTCGGTCGGGTCTTCTGCAGGCAGTCCCAGCGCGGTCTTTAGCTTGAACTCGCCAAGTGCGTGGGCGTCGGTTCCTTCTGCTGCGTAGTCGCTTCCTTTATCCTCGTAGGACTCACAGAGCCTTGCGGACGGCGGGCAGTGGAGCCAGCGGTCAGAGCTTGAAGCCGACAGGATCGCGTGTGCTTTAGCTGCCATTGCCGATCACCTCCGCGTCCTTCATCAAGGCTTCGTAGTTTGCCGGGTCAACAGCCGAGAGCTTTTCGGCACCGTACTTCTGGAGAAGGGTGCGTACCTCTGCGGTATGACCGGCGCGGGACTTCTCGGCAAGGACGGCTCTTACGTCCTCCAGCTTGATTTCAGGCTTCGGATTTTCCTTCTTGGCGGGAGCCTTCTGCACGGGAGCGTCGTCGCCGGAAAACTGCTGGTAGAGCCAGTCGGCTGCGGCATTAATAGAAGCAGCAGCGCTTCTGAGTTCTTCGATGGTCTGTGCCATTTCTGCCATCTTTGACATTCGTTTTTCCTCCTTCCTCGGATTTGCTTGCGGCAAGGATAGAGAGGTTCCTTGCCAGTCTGGCGGATACGTGGCTGATGGTATTTAGGAGCTTGATCTCCTCGGCCACGTTGCCGCCGGTGTCTGCGTAACTGCGGTACATCGTGTTCACCTCGCTTTCTGAAGGCTTTGTCTCTGTCCTTCACCTTCCACTGGAGATGAGCTGTCGATTTGAGCGGAAGAATTTATAAAAAGTTTTCCGGCCACCATCCCGAAGTGGAACAGTGACCGGAAAGCCGTGGTTCGTGGTCTGGGTATTACTTGTCGCCGGTGAT